AAGAAAAAGAAAGATTAGCTGCTGAAAGAGCTGCGGTTGAAAGAAAAAGACGGGGTAGAAAATCAACTATTCTTACTTCACCTCTTGGAGATCAAACAGAGGCTGAAACAGAAAAGAAAACTTTACTAGGAGCTTAATATGGGATCACCGAGAAGAAGACCACCCCCACCACCTCCACCACCAGCTCCAAAACCCGCACCAAAACCAGTGCAGGTAATGACACCTACAGCTAGTGAGGTAGATCAATCAGGAGATGCTTATGCGGTTAGAACTAAACGAAGAGGAAGATCACAAACTATACTTACTGGACCAGAGGGAGTACAAGACGAACAAAATTTAACTTTAGGTCGAAGAAGTTTATTAGGAAGATAATGGCACAAACAGAATTAACAAAAGATTTATCTAAAAGATATAGCAAACTAAAAGGTCAGCGTAGTTATTGGGAAACGCATTGGCAAGAAGTTGCAGATTACATGATGCCTAGAAAAGCAGATGT